TCTCTGTGGTAGAACCGTAGAGAATGGTCAGCTTTAGTAGCCGTGAGGTACCAGTTGGAGGGAGAATTCAACCATGGTACTTCCAAGTTCTTGTAGTCTTCTGGAAGTAGAGAGTTGATTGTGTTGTCTGCTGTATACGGCTTGCCAGGTGAGCCGAGGATTTCTCTCACAAGGAACCGCAACTCAGGAGGAGTTACGAGATTCTCCCACCGCAAACGAATGGGGAATCCCATGTTGTCAATCATGCGCGCGGCGTGATTCGTCGCGAGCTGAAGTCCAGCCACACTGAAGTCTACATCCACGGCTGGACGATTGGGCCATGTGCCTGCTGCTGAGATAACGCCAGCTGCTCCCGGCGCCAATGTTGTAGCTGGAGCGCCACCGAGAAGTGCGTGCTGGTTGTAGAAGAGTGGGTTGCCGTCGAATGTCGTAACTTGAGACGTAAAGCCCTGGTTGAAGACATTCCAAGCCACCATCTCTTGCGTGAAAGCAGCAGAGCGAGAGAGCAACTGCGGCCCTTTCTTTCCAACAAGGCCGTACTTGTCATCATCATACAATTCTCTGGACGTGCGAATACCCAGAGAATACGTAAGGTGAATGAATCTCTTCGAGCCGCCCTGTTTCATTTCTGTGTAAATTGTTGAGGCATCCTCTGGCTTCTCTTGCAACGCAGAGATACCCGCCATCTCAAGCTCTTGCTCGTACTGACTCGTTGAAGTCTCCTCGTTAAAGACTTTAGGGAAGTCAGACGCCTTGAGTTGCGCGTCGAGGCTGTCGAAGTAAATCTTCTTCAGTCCCGGCTGCATTAGCTGTGGAAACTTTGCTCTTACTTGCGGCATTTCTGATACTCCTTCCTGCTCATGCGAGCAGCCCTAAAGTCTAGAACGTTTGGACGGCGTTCGCAGGCACGAAGGAGAAACGAACCCTGGCGTTAGCTGTTGAACCGTCAAGATTGTTTATTCCCTGAATCTGCACGCAGGTGTTAGTACCAGCGGTTGCTTTGTTCTTGTCTACGTACCAGTAACCGTTGGTATCCTTTGTCAAGCCGTAGAGCTTGCCAATGTCGGACTGTACAGGCGTAATGTCAGCCGACGTATTGATTGTGCCTGAGTTGTCGAAAATTGCCTCAAACACGTTGTCAGCAGCAGGACTCATGAAGAGACTTCTGCCGTCTACGACTGGGGCACCGGGAGCGATATTCACTCCCAACGGCTGATTTGGAACCGAGCCGTAGGTTTGTAGCGCCCCAGAACCTTGAATTCCGCCCCAAGGAAATGCTGGAGCACCAAGTCCATTCGAGCCTAAGTTTTGCCCAAAAGACTCAGCGACTCCAAGGATCGCGTTTGTAAAGGTTGTGCCATCCCACGCCTTAGTGTACCCCGTAGCGTCAAGCATCAACGGAGTACCAAAAAGAAACGTTTGACTCGCCAGCTCAGGATTCGCATAAGTGAACGGAGTTGTGTTCGCCTTATTCTGAACCTGGAGTATTGGGATATGCGTAGTCAAGTTTGGACCAGTAGCCATTACTCCCTCCTTTAGGGTTCAGTGTGATAGAACTTGTAAGCTCCGCTCGCGAAAGCAGCATCGAGAGCAGGGTCTCCAAGAATCACCTTCTCCATCAGTTGTGACTTAGCGTTCTCTTGCGCCTGAGCAGGTTTTAGTTGTGCCCTGGAAATCTCGTAGTATTTCCTAAGTTTAGCAAACCGTATACGTTTGTGAACACGCATACAGACTACGTCTTGGTAAACGTACTGTCCTTCAGAGTTGAACTTCAAAGGAACGTGAAAGTCAGGGGCTATGTGCTTTTTCTCCAAAAACTCATAGCCTTCGGCTTGTTTGGTTCCAACTTGACGTTGATCCCGATTTACCCATATAGGTACGTATTCATCGTCAGCAAGAACCATGTTCATGTAATCTGGAAGATCATGCTCAATCACGGGGATGTAAATATCTTTTGAGGCTATGTCCTTCTCAGAGAGAGTCTTGTAGTCAGGCTCCTTCGGAATGAATTCAGCTATGGCTTTTGCTTTCCGTTCTGTAAGGAGCTTTTCTATCATATGCTCCAATATTTCAGGAGTAATCCCACCGGCTGACATGACTTGGGCCATATCAGCCGCCGTGGGAGCAGCGGGTGCTGGAGGAATACCCGCTGCAACAGCAGCTCTCGTCGCGTCGATTGAGGCTTGAATTCCCTTAGAAATCTCTTCAGGCGACGGCTGTGCAGGATTGAGAGGATTCGGGGGAGTCTTTGGACTAGACATAACCTACCCCCTGGTCATAGCACATCTTGGCGTAGTCTTCAGGAGTCATCCCTGCTATACGCGCTGCGTGCCTCATATCGTCATTGATTTCCAGTTTTGGAGATTCTGCTTCAGCAGCAGAGCTAGCTCCAGCAGCTCCGCTAGCCGTGCCACGGCTGGAACCTGAGCCAGCAAAGCGGTTTTTGAGCTTCCCTTCACGTATTTGCTCGGATTTCTTTCCCAGCACCGTGAAGTAGCAGTTCTCAATAACCGAGGGATCATTCCGAGCTTGTAAATTCTGGGCTGAAATTAGTTTGTCAATTTCAGTCTTTGTCTCGCCGATGTAGTAAGGAAACCTCTCCGCATCCTCAAATACATCTTTTTTAATATTATCAGCACGCAGCATAAGAATCGCCATTTGTTGGTCTTTCGTGCCGAGGTTTATGGCCTTTTGAGGATCTGTAATCATCAACTGGGAGATTTCTTCCTCAGTTTGAGTCTGCGTTTCAGTGTGAGTTCTCTGCGCAGCAGCTCTCGCGGCAGCTTCTTTCTCCTTCTTCTGCTCCTCAATGTACGCCGTGATACCTCCAAGGCTCCCAATTTGTTTCTTTATCTCTTCAACATCCGCGCCGACGGATAAAGCTTTGTCAAGTTTCTCTTTCGTATCTTTCGGGAGATCAACTTCCAGAGTCTCCTCACCTTTGTCATTCTGCTTTTTCATCCAACTCAAGAGCGGGCTCATGCGTTACTTCCTTCCTGAGACTTCACGTAAGCAGCTTTTGCAGCTTCCTGAAGCTTCATTTGACTCTCCATATCCGTTATTACGGTTGGAAGAGATTCAATCATCGCAATACTGTTTCTCTGCGTAATCAGCTGAAGAAGAGAAGTGCAAACCTTAAACATCAAATCAGGTTCCTCCTTCTTCACTGTTAGTACGCCTTGCATGTTGAAAATCTCTAGCTCTTTCTGCTTCCTTATGCTAGATAGGAAGCTGGCTAGAGGTTGGAACTCCTCCGAGCGGTATAGGACCGCTAGGGACTCCTTGTGAGGGATTAAGTCTTGAATTGTTTGGAAATCCATTTGGTGCTCCTGCTCCGAGCTTTGGTTGTGGTTGTCCTGCTCCTTGCATAGCAGCTAGAATCTGCTTTACTTGTGGGAGTAAGGATTCAACGTTAGGTTTGTTGAAGTTTCGTAGGAGATCACTCATCAAGAGCCTATTCGCAAGCAGAGCTTGAGAGTAGAACTCTTTCAGAGCCGGTGGAATCTGAGGATTCATTACAGCTTCAATAATCTGAGCTTGCCCTTGCATCCAAGCTCCAACTTTGTCTGAGAGGAGAATGTCGTTTTGACGTTCAAGTTCCTTATTATAGGAAGCCGTAGTAGGTCTCAGCCGTAGTCCTAAAGTTCCAGTCTTAAAATCCGTCAAAGCTTTCTGTAGTACATCAGCACGGTTTCCATACTTCCTCAATCTCGCTCCAATTCCCCAGTGTGAGAAGATTTTGAGGAACTTAAGGCCAAGTTTAACGTGGCTTCCTCGCATATCTCCAAGCCGGAGATTATTCCTGTTATTTTGTTGCATGAGAACCATGCTTGTACCTGATGCGCTGTAAATACCTCTCTTTGGATTAACAATTCCGCCACCTGATCCGCCCATCGCTGGATCAACTCCGGCTCGTTCCTTAGCCATTGCCGAGATAAACACGTCAGGAGCGTCGTTATAACCAACATCTGCTCCAGGTTTGAGCAATTCGATCTCTCCATCTTTAGCTGGAACTGCAACGCCAGGGTAGAACTCAAGGATAGAAGAGAGTTTGCTCTCTGGAGAAACACGCCATACTCCCATCATCGCATAATTACGGTTATTAGTGCGCCAGTTATTGTTATTCGAAAGTTCTTTCTGATACACATGCAACATCTCAGCGTAGCCTGTACCTAAGTACGACTCGTCATCGTATGCGAGTTTTGTGTCTTCAATGGGTACAATATTGTCAGGATAATTGTTGTAAGTGATAAAAAACACCTTATCCAGCCGTTTATTATACTTTGCCTGAAGGGAATACGTCTTCCCATCCTTCTGGTATTTGAGGAAAAGATTGTAAATGTACCATCTCGCAGCTCCAGCGTCAAGACCGGCTTGACCAAATTGAAATTGCTCGTTAATTTCACGTTCAAACTCCGTTTCCTGAGCTGCATCGGGTTGATTTAGGAGCAAATCAATGTCATCTTGCTCGTAGTAGGGACTTTCAGCCTTGAGATTTTGTACATCCCAGTAATCCAACGGCTGAATGAAGCCATAAAGCTTCATATTCTTCAAAGTTGGACTGCTTGGATCAAAGATAAACCTATTTAGGGGCAGTAATTCAGGAGATGGGCCATCTTTCCGTGTAACTTCTTTCTCCTCGCCGTGTGGCATACTTTCTGAACTTTCCCCACCTCCTATATACATACACTCAATTTCAGTTTTATACTCCATCGGCGTGTAAATAAGGCCTGTTCCGTACTTTATGGCCGAGTGGTACATGGCTTGTTCCACTCTATAAAGATCCAACTCATCAGGATCATACGCCATATCCATTAAGAATTGCTGTATAATATTTGTTTCATCCGCTCCCTCGGCATCCGGTGTATCTCCTGACATGCTCGCAGTCCACAGAGGATCGTAAAGATAAATAGCGCCAATAACACGCGAGAGTAACTCATCAGAGAAAGTTCCTATCAATTGAATTACCAGGTTTGCAGCTCCGGGCCACGGCCAATCTACTTCTTTATTCTTCGGCCGTCCTTTGTAGAGACGTACATATTCAGGAAGTTTCTCAGTCCTGAAACTTTGTAAACGCATATCGAGATGCCGTACTTTATCTCTTATAAAACGGCAAAGTTCTGCGTATTCTTCTTTCCCCCACTCACTCTCTTTAACCAGTACTGGTGGTGAATATGGCATCTACGCTACTGAACTCAGCCTCCGCATGTATGCTTTCCGTTGCTTTTCAAGGAACTCCCGTACTTCAGGTTCACTAGCCGTGCTAAAGCTTCCCATAACTTGTGGAATATATCCCTGCACGTCTAGAAGATCCATCAAGTACTTCTTCTGTCCCCAAGCTTCTGACTCTTCTTTAATCTCAGCACAGTTGTTAACGTCATACCACACTTCATGCCGCTCGATGTTTGGGATAAAGTTGTCAATTCTCTCTTCCTTCGCTCCAACTGTCTGAGGCGTTTTAAGATCCATAATCTGTATCTTACCAAGTTCTGGATACTCACGACGGTTCTCCGCAATGAATTTCTCAAGAATGTACTTCAGAAACTTCTGAGCCGCGACTGTCTCAACATGGATTTTATCAATCCTCCATTTGAGTGCTTTCTGAAATAGTACCTTGACAAACTCATCGAGTCTGACAGCCTTAGCCCATTGGTCAAGGATATATATCCTGAAAGGATCTCGTTGGATTCCAGGCACAATGAGAGCATGACGGCATCTCCCACCCTTTCCAGGATCTCCCGCCGAGTGTTGTCCATTGTGGTTTGGATCGATGATGATACAACGTTCGAGATACCTTGGGAACACATCTTTCTCAACATCTCCTTCCGCTACATGATGCCGAATTACAATTCTGTATCCATCGGGTTTAGAGATTTCTGTAATTTTTCCAAATGGCAAGGCTGGCTCTTTAGGGAGTGCGGTTGCGCCGTAGGTTTTCTCAAAGTGAAAATACCTGAAGTCAGCCATGTTGATTTTGGATCTGTCTGGGTCAATAGGGTAGTTCTGAAATTGGCAGGAGAAGTGATATGTACCCAAACGCCGTTTCCATCTGAGAAGCTTTTCTTTAGTAAATCCCTCTGGGTAGATAGGTTCTCCGAATGGATGTAAGGAACAACAACCTCCCAATGCAGAGTGTGTGGTCCACGTGAAGTAAGGTTCTTCTTTTCGGACGTGGGAATTAAGATCATCTGTGCTCCACCGATTTCCAACTACAAGCTCATCAAAATCTCTCCCCGGATCATCAGGATCGGAATCCGTCGCACCTACTAAAACCTGATGATAGTCTATAGTGTCATTCATTACTATCTGGGATTTTCTAGCTTCACGTCCCACGAGGTCGTCCTGTACGCACTTGTTGTAATGTCTAGATTGAAGCGCGGCCCCAACACCAATAAAATCAAAAGTACCCTCTCCATGTCCTCTTCCAGCACTGGTTCGCCGTTGATGTAAAGAGTCGGCCGTCCAGGTTTCTTTTTCAGTAGGGAGGATATCAAAGAATAACTCTCGGAAGGTATCGTTATTCTCATAGTGATTTGCGATTCTGCCGCCGAGTTTTGTGGCATTTTTAATCGTCTCCGACACTAAAAGAATGCGAACATCCTGATTATGAGCACGGCGTAGCCATTCAATGTAAAGATCGGGGTAGCCGATATTTGTGAAATAATCTTCGTCTCTGGCTCCAAATGGAAGAGCCCACCACATTGGTAGGCATTCGCTGTAGATAGTAGTCTTCAGATGGTCCCGTGGTATCTCTATTCCTTCTTTCAAGCCGTCTTTCATCACGAGCATACACATCTGGTAATGCAAATTTCTTCTTAAATCTGGATCTTTTGAGAGTTTGTTTCTTTTTAAAACCACCGCAGAGAAATAATATAGATCCATCTGAGAGTTCATTCTGAAGGCTAGCCTTTTTGCGTCGCCTTTCAGGGGAGTAGGGTCTAGCAAACGATAATTGAGAATCACAGATCGTGGTACAAGACGTTCCCCAAGGGCTCCACGGGTCAAACCATCTAATGCCGATTTGTAATCTCGAATTTGACGCTCCGCTAAAAGCAACCATATCTCCTTCAGGCGTGAACTTGCTCAGTTTCGGAATCTTCACCGTCGTTAGCTTTAGAATCAGGCCCATTCTCTTGTACTTCCTGCGTCATGCTCTGCACAATGCGATCGTAGTAATACCAATCGACTCCCAGATCCACGGCTAGCATCTTCTCGTACTGAGTAGCCATTTTGTGTTGGTAATATATAGGGCACTCTGGATCATTCCCTGGCTCTTCATCCGGGTTGTGCAGTCCCTTCTTACGATCATCCTCAAACTGCATGTCAAATTTATCAATTTCTTCGTCACTGATCCCCGATTTCTTGGCCAAATGCTGTTCTATAAGTTCATGAATCATAATAAGGAACTCATAGTCCTCAGCCTGCATCTCCGTGAGATCCTCAACGCCGTGGAAGCTGGAGATTCTGAGAACCTTTAGGTCATCACGCTTTTGATAGTAATCTCCAACCGTGTCATATCTCTGAGCGTTGTGCGGAATCACACGAATGTCATAGTCCATTTGTTCCTCTCCGTTCTAGATCATCGAGAGACTCAACCTCAATTGAGAACTTATTATCTTCAGACTTCGGCTGTCGGATAACAACCCTCTTGCCTCTCGCTTGGACATAAATGTAGAATGCCGCCATCGTCTCCGTCACAGAGATTCCGTCACGGACTATGGTGCCTTCAGCTCTCGGCTGAATTCTTAGAAAATCTGGCAATAGCTGTTCCATCTTCAAACGGCTCCTTAAAAGCACTTGACCCAACTGCGTACGTCATGTGAATGAAGCTTTCATTCGCAGCTTCAATCATCCTGTAGTACACAACTGGAATCTTTGGTGACTCCATCAGAAACCAAGCTGAGGCCGAGGTATAGTACATCGGCGGATCAATCTCAGGGACTTTCAGTCCTAAAGCTTTCGCCGCGGTAGCTCCAGCTATCATTTTGAGAACGCTTCTACGATCCAGTTTCATGGGCTTCTCAGCTCCTGTGTTCCAAACTCTTCATGGCCTCTTCAGCTTCTTCTTCCGTAAGACTTCTGGAACCCTCTGAGAATTCTTTAGATACATTTATCACAGCCTCAATAGTTTTAGCATCAGGGGCAGCAAGTGCCGCTGCCCCTTGCAAAGCAGAGAGCACGCTCTGAGAGTCAGTATCTGCTTTCTCGAAATCAAAGAATGAAACTGGTTTCAGTTCAGTACGAGAGACTTTCGCATAAATATCTGAGCGATCTAGAACGTCACGTGCGACTTCAGCTTGAAGCTTCGTCTCCGCGAAACTCGACGGCTGCTTCTGGATAATATTCGCTAAGACTTGCAGGGCAGGAGGTAGCATCTGGATTAGAAGTTCTTTCCGCTGCTCCTTAATGTCCTGGATCTTAGCATCTTCGTCAAGGATAATGCCATGCGTCAGGCGCATCCTGACGATGAGATACTCTGGCATCTTCTTGAGGTATCTCAGCCGTGGAACAGAAATAGAAAGCATCCCCGCAATCGCGGACTCCGGGAGGAATGCATTTTCCATACGGCAGATTAGTTCGAATCTTTTTTGAGATTTAAAGCTCCCTTGCGTTGAGGGCCGCCCCCGCCCCCTTTTTGCCACCGGCCGTGGGGAAAGACCAGGAGTGGAACTGCCGCTCGCTCGAAGAGAGCCGCCGTAGTGAAGCGTGTTATTGATAGTACTCATAAGTTTTAGCTTTAACTTCCTGCTCTTAGCTTTTGAAGCTCTTGAGAGCTTTGAACTGAACTTTTTAATACGTAGGCGCTAAAGCGCCGCTACTTCTTTGGAGTCTCTTTGTCCATCTCCACTCTTCCAGCAACTCCTATGCGCTCCTGCTGCTCTTTCAGCGTCTGCTTTCCAGCCGCAATCATTGGATCATCGCGCCGTTCCTCAGCCCTGATAGCAGCTTTCCTTGCGGGTTCCTTCGACGGCGCCATTCTTGTGCTTCCCGCCGCGTTACTCCCATAGCGTGCGCTCCTTCTAGCCATTCTAGCTTCTGGCCCAGGAGTATAACTCGCGCCTTCATCAGATTGCGTTTTCTTGACCATAAGAAGATTCCTTTCTCAAGCCGTCGGCTGGTTCTAAGAGAGGGTACTTTCTTTCCTTCGCTTCCACAAAGTACTTTGAAAGTACCCTTCTTAAGGGAGAGGGATACAGAGGAGTCTCAGGCTTCTTCTTAGCTACAGCCGTGGGCTGCGCTTCAGTCTTGAAGCTGATTCTCCTCCGCATAGAGCACAGCATACGTGCCTACGGCTGCGGAGTCAAGAGTATGAACTGCATTTTTAGGGCAAAAATTACTTCAGCCGTCGGCCGTATACGACCCGTGCTTTACAAGCAGCTAACTGCACTTCGTGCTATAACTACGTTAGTAGCTTTAGCTACAGTTACTATCTTAACTACGTTAGCAGCTTCAGCTAGGGGAACAGCTCTGAATCTAAAATTTCTGAAAAATTTTGTGGAGACGTCCCCCCCGATTTTTTTCAAACACCGATTTTTTGAGGCAGGTATGTAGAATACTACATAGCCCTATGTAGCATACGACATACATAGACAGACTACGGCTCGGCCATTGTATCACATGTTACTGCCGAATGGAAATACAACTATAGTTGTAGCGACTCAGGCAACCAAAGGATACCATTCATGCATCTTAGTTATCGTACGGCAAAGTAGGAATCCGAGAGGCGAGCAAGATGCCGATATACGCTGGGGTCAGGAATGACAAGGATGTTTTCCTTCCTGACAATTCAAAGATTGGGCGAGCAAGCGGAGGCTTTGAGTTAGCTTCCACTTACCAACGGCTACCCAAGGCTAAGCTTGGAACGGCTGAACTCAGAGCATTCTGGGAAGCTAAGTACAAGCATGGCATTCTGAATCCGTTGGGTCACATGCTTCACTGGGAAGCTAAACCAGTGGAACTTGAATCAATCACTCCAACCGTCGTATCTGAACCAAAGGTTACGGTGGGCAAAACGCGGTACATCCGTCGTAGCTACAAAAGCGTAGTGAATACCGGAGCAAAGGCCAAACTCACCAGTAGCAAGGCCTATACTCTCAAGAACGTTGTCCCAGTATGGAAAGAGGAAACATGCCTACAGAAGTAAAGCAGCATCAGCAAGCGGAAAAGACTGAAGTCGAGATTCTCCGCGAAACCGTTGGGAAGCTTGAACATAGCCTTAAGCTTTCTAAGCTTCACTCAGTTGTGGAGTACCTGAGCGAAGAACAATCCACCGCGCTACGTGGAAAGATCAACGTGGCAGATTATGACCGTCTGAAGGCAGTAACGCCGGGAGTTTCAGACATACTCGTTTCGTACCTTGTGTTCAAAGCACAAGATGAGTCAAACGACAGGTTGTTCAGCCTTGTCAAGAACGGTATGGTTCTCGAACTAGTCGGTCTCTTCAGACAGGCTGTATCTGAAGACGCCGACGTGAGCAAGGATGCTACCAGCAAGATTCTCAACATGGGCGCCGCAATTACAGCGTCCCAACGGGTGAACCTACTGGAATCCCTTAAAAAGGGATTACTGACGGGGAAAACC